CTGTAATTTGAACGCCGGAACTAAAGTAACCAGAGCCTTCTACAGACAGGTCACCAGATACAAGGAGGTTCCCTGTTACTGTATGACTTCCTGCAACAATAGTTCCAAAGGTACCAGTGGTGAAATTGGCACTTGTTCCCGTAACGGTTTCACCTGAAAGGTTTGAGGTAAAGGTTCCAGAAACCCCTGTGATGCTAGAAAACTGACCAGTGTTTCCTGTAATTACATTACCCGAAAGTTGAGATGTAAATACACCAGACACACCAGTAATGCTGGTGCTTTGAATTACAGTGCCAGTAAATGAGGTAAAGACGCCGCTTACACCTGTGATATTTGCAACTTGAACATTATTGCCAGTAATCGTAGCGCCACTGATTCGATCAGTAAAACGCCCTGAAACTGCAGTTAAATTAGTAAATTCACCATTAGTTCCTGTAACAGTCAGGCCACTGATGGTTCCAACAGTCTCTAAGTTATTTTGTACAAATACACCACTAAAGGTTGCAAGGTCTGAACCAGTGATTGTGGTAACATTTGTCGTACCAGTAACCGTTAAGTTACCACTAATGACTACGTTGCCATTAAAAACATCACCAGAATTAGAAACATAATATTGATTTAAGTAATCCCTAAAACCAGAAAAGGTAATTTTTTTATTACGAAGGACCGGGTCCACCTCTAAAACGTGGACAAGCGTAAGCAGATCCGGCTCATCAATAGTCGTGCCTGCTATCTCTGGAAATTCAGAAATCCTTCTATTAGTAGCCACCTATTTTAACCGTGCAGTCCTACGTTTTATTATAGGACTGCCAATTCACTTCATTTTAATTTCAATCCGAGGCAAAATGTTTGTTGCAAAGTTCCAGGTGTATTGAATTCCTGTTACAATACCGCAAGAAAGCAAAATGATTAACAAAAGTTCAGCAACGGTAAGGTTGCGCCTCACATAAACAACTTTTGATTCCTGTTGAGGGTACGACTGTTGTTGTGCCGCAACCATACGGACAGCGCGTTCTTTGGCAATGGCTTTCATTTTTGCCAGGGTCTCAGGGGTGATCTGAGGTTGTTCAGGCATAAATTCAGGGGCTTGGCTCGGCGGCACTGACTGACTCCTTGGAATTTGTTCTTCCATAGTTGCAAAAATCTTTTCTACAGATTAGCATTTCAAAAAACAAAATGGCTGTGCAATACGGAATTCGTAAAGGTTTAGAAGATATAGCTTATGAGCTAAAGGGTATTCGTGACGTAATGCTGGCAATATGGCAGGTCAAGTACGGAGAGGTTGATGTTGATTGCTTAAATCCAGACGCTTATGCAGATGAATATATTTCTACTGAGGAGTGTGCCAGGAGACTGGGAGTGTCTGATCAAACGTTAAGAAACTGGATGTCAATTGGTAAAAAAGATCCGACCAAGGGATGGGTTGAAGGTCTTCATTACGTTAATGTGTCTCCAGTGAGAGGTAAAAAGGCTGTATTACGTGTCCCCTGGAATAACCTCGTCAGATCTTTTTCCAAAAATGAGGAGTTCAAGCCGTCAGATTATAGAAAAAAACGTAGCAATATGTATGAATTAAGAGGATTCCAGAAGCAAAGTTGATGTCCTATAGATTTAATGAAATCAATATTGACGTGATCAACAGTGAAAACTATAGGAGTCTGCTGCCCAAAACAATAGCAGATCAAGTTTCTGTTTTTCTCCCACCAAATGGTTCATTTGATGATGCATGCCTGTATAGATACCTGAAAAACTTAAAAGAATATGAAGAAGAGGATGAGCATTCAAGCATGACACTAGCAAATAGATTGCGTTTAGCATTTCAAGATATGAAACCGGATACAATCTGTGGTAAATTCCCCAATGTTGAACTGCCCATGAAAAGAAGGCTGCGCTGTGTTGCCGAATATTTGATCAGAGCCGGAGAATTTGATAAAGTGCGAGATGGAAATGGTAAATTAATTAAGAAAAGAGGTGTGCTGGGCAAAATGGTTGTCATGTACGAACCAACGCCTAAGCTGATGGAATCATTAGTAAAACAAAACCTATTAAAAAATGAGCCGTAGAGAAAAACTCATCGCATCTGTCATCGGTCCTGAATTAGATGAGACCAAGGCAAAGATGCTGGATGCCACATTAAAACTCATTCTTGGTGACATGGGTGAGCAGTATTCCAAATTCTGGGCTGCAGAGGGGCCAGGGGTCTTGTGCCTTCAGCCGGATTGCGGGCGTTCAGTGTTTTTTATGACACTTGAAGAGCTGCACTCTGCCAAGGAGTCATGCGAATCAGAAGGTAATGATGATCTTGCTGAAAGTTTCAGACGCATTCTTCAGGCAGCACAGAAGATCAATCCGGAGGAAAAAGCTGGCTACATCATTAATGATGCTCAGGGTATTCGCTATTTGGAAATAGACTATAACAAAGTTTCAGAAAAGTAATGTCTGCAGTTGGTTCATATAAACATAAAGAAGATAGTGAGCTGATAACCAACTACGATTTAGTGGCTGCTGCTCACGGCATCATGAGTGGCATTGAACTTGATGTAGCAAGCTCCAAGGTTGCAAATGAATATGTAGAAGCAGAATCTTTTTACACACCATCTGATGATGCATTGAATGAAACTGAGTGGTTTGGAAATGTTTATCTATTTCCACCAGCTGGTACCTACTATTGGAATGAAAGGCAGGAAAAGTGGAGGATGACCCGTGGCACTTCTCCAACCTTGACTTCATCTCATGATGTTTGGTTTAGAAGATTGTACAGAGAGTGGTACAAGCAAAACATTAGGCAGGCGGTATTTTTTAGCAACTGTCCTGACATGGTTCGTTACGACCAAAGGATATTTAACTTTCCCATTTGTTTCTTAAAGACCGCACCAATTCTCATGCGTAACAGCAGTAACGGTGTCAAGCCACACAAAACGTGCACTTCCATAGTTGTCTATCTGCCACCAATTGACAATTCGACACAAAAAATTCAAGATTTCATCCACCTTTACGAAGAAAAAGGTCGCATTGTCTGCTAAATTCAATATACTGATTTGAAGCAAATGAGTCTGCTCGCTGACTGGGAAATCAAAGAATTGGCGTTGAACCATGGGATGATTCAACCTTTTGTAGATAAAGTTGTAAGGAAAGAAGGAGATAAAAAAGTCTTAAGTTATGGTCTTGGTTCCTATGGTTACGACATTCGCCTGTCGCCTAAACAATGTTTGATCTTTGGTCGCACTCAATCAGGTGATTGCGATCCCAAGGATTTTAATTCTGACATTCTTGTTCCTTCTGAATTACTTGAAGACGAGAAGGGTAAATACTTTATCTTGCCACCTTATGGATATTGCCTTGGTGTAGCAGAAGAGTATCTTGACCTTCCTGGAGACGTGACTGTAGTTGCAGTTGGTAAATCAACTTATGCAAGGTCTGGGATTCTGGTCAATATCACGCCTGCAGAAAGCAAGTGGCGAGGACACTTGACACTTGAAATCAGTAATTGTACTGGGTTATTTAACCGAATTTATGCTGATGAAGGTATTTGTCAGTTGCTTTTTTATCGTGGCAAACCCTGCGAAACCAGTTATGAAGATCGTAAGGGCAAGTATCAATCCCAACCCCACGAAGTTGTGTTTTCTAAAGTTTAATTAAACGAAAGATCTACCAAAACTCGGTTGTGGTTTCCTGGCGTAACTCGTGCCACCTGCGCCAGGATCACCATAGTTTGCGCTACGTTGACTGGGTAATTCCATACCAGCAATTGATGCTTTGCCGATAGGTGTGCGACCTCTGATTGTTGGTTCGTCAATACTTGCTCTTTGTTTATATGCACCAGCAGCCTTGGCTGATTTCATAAAACGTGCAACACGATCTTGTTTGCGGTTTACTGATTGAGCAGAAACTCTATCTTCTTCATCAATACGACGAAGATCAGTGTCATACGCTTGTTCTGGATTGAGATCAGTAAGTTCGGCCCCTGAAGTTCCAGGGAGCCGCCGATCATCTTCCGTGGGGCTGAATAAGTTGGCCATAGTATTATTGTAAGAGAACTAAATCAAGTATTCACATAAAAGTTATGGATGTCGCTGGATTTTTAGATGGTTTTGTTCAAGACCAAGTCAAGCGTCGTTGCCTGACTGAAGAGGATTTTGGTCAACCGATTGCAAATGAAAATAATGATGTGCCATTATATGATCAGTACAACACGGGTCTGACGGCATGCGAGGAGGGAATGGACAGGAATCCTCTGAACTTAGAGGGCAATCGAGTCGGCCTTACCGGTTACATTCCTTCGATGGAGCAGGGGATGATGATGGGTGCAGCACCACGTCCCAAAACCCTTGTGATGGAGCTGGAGGAGCCGGACGAGGAGATGAAGGAGGAATCACGCAAGAGACGTGGTTTGAGCCAGTAGATACCGACGCAACTACTGATTGTCCTGGTGGAGTTTGCCCGGTTCCCTGGGCAGTGAAAGAGAATAAACCCGAGCTATTCGATAACGTTGCAAGACCTAAGCATTACAACAACGGCGAAGGAATTGAATGCATCGAAGGTATTGAAGCGCAGCTAACGCCAGAAGGATATAAAGGATTCCTGCAAGGCAACTGCGCCAAGTACTTGTGGAGATGGCGTGATAAAGGGGGTATTGAAGATCTACGTAAGTGTAAGTGGTATCTTGATCGCCTAATTTCATCTGTTGATGAAGGTGATTAAAAGGGTTGGAGTTCCCCTCCTTCTTCTTCATCGTCATCATCGTCGTCTTCAAATGCAAAGCTAGATGCGAGTTCCATGAGTTCAATCTCTGTTGGTATATCAAAATCTAGCTCAATATTTTCATCTGCCATCAGAGACTTGATTGCATACCACTCCATTAGTCTTTGGTGGTACAGGTTAAGGAGTGCGGAGTATAGCTGCTCCCAGGTCATTTCTTGGGCTGCAAGCTCAGCCTTACGCATAGAAAATTGAAGCTCCAGTGGGAGTTCGAATTCCCTAGGCTCTACTGAACGCTCCATGTTTTCCTGCATTGTCTCTACCTAACTATTCTAATCCTACACGTTAAACAGACTGTCGAATTCGTCGCTGGGGTAATCAATCCAATCCACGAAATCAATTTTAAAGTTATTCGCAAATTCTGCTAAGATGTACGGATTTATATTTTCCTCAAGTTTACGTATGGCCCTGACTTGGTTCGGGGCTGCAGAGTAGTTTCTGAATGCAGAGAGGAGAACTTCTGTGGAACACCAGGGGTTGGCGTTGACTTCCTGGAGGAATAGTTCAACCTCTTTCTGCCTACGTTCCATGAGACCGCCGATGACGTTATGGTCGGCATCAAAGACCCAACGATTGATTTCAGCGGTGACGCTATAGAGATTGTTGTTTTCTATTGCATCGATAATGTTGCTGTATAGGAATGGTTCCCAGCCAACGGAATGAATAAAAGAAATCAACGCTTGACGCATTGAATCATCAATCGGGATATTAAGATTTGTTAATTGATTATTGATTACCTTCACCTCACCCAGTAGGTATTCCAATGCCTTTGATTTGCTGCAGCATTGGCCTTGTTTTACCGGTGAGCCATCTGGGTAAAACTGTGTGCCATAACCAATGGTATAAGGTTCTGCCCCGGTATTTGGATCTGGGTACGCCCGTTCATTAAAACCCTCATAGGTTTTGATAATATCAAGTGCCTGGTTAAAAACGGGCATTTATTTAGACACAGTTGTTTGTATTGTATCTAAAATTATAAATATTATCTACCACTTCACGCGGTGGCTCCAGTACCTTGCGGACATTTTACTGGGGTTAGGGTCTTGTGCATTGTGACGCGCATAATAGGATTTTTTTCTTGCTTTATCTTTTGCGCTTGTGGGGTTTTTGCCTGCACCTTTTACGCCTTGCTGGCCAAAGCGAATAATTTTTTCTTTACCTTTCTCGCAAGCCTTTACTACGTGGGATTTAGTTTTATGCCCAGGGGTTTTCTGGGGTTTATTACATGCCATTTTATCCTTGGCAATTTTTGCTGCTTTAGCTGCTTTTTTTCTTTTATCAGACATTATTTGAACAGGTTAAATCCTGAGGTAAAGTCGCCAAGGATTGATGTTGCTGTTTTGGACTTGTAGTCCTCATCTTCATCATCTAAATTCAAGTCTAAGCTAAAGTAATTTGTCGTGGGACCATCATCCTCTTCTTCATCATCTGCCTCATCCTCTTCGTCACCGAAAAAAGATTGAATAGATGTAAGCGAAGCAAATGGATCACTGTAATCACCAAAATCAAAAGTTAAACCTTCATCCGATCCAGCTTTTGTTAATATTGTTTGATCTTCTCTGTTTAAGTCAGGAAAAAATTCTTCATAAAACTCATCTTCCGTGCCTTGGTATCCAGCGGATTGGAAAGTTTTATATAGTTGAGTTTCTGCTTTTGGCTGCTCTTTTTTGTAATCTTCTTCGCGTTCAATGTATGTAACGCCAAGAATTTTTTGGGTTGGTTTTTTGCGTTTTTCATTGAGATATTTAATTTGTTCTCTGATATCTTGTGCACTGCCTGTTCTCAAAGTTTCGACAATATATTCTTTTAATTCATCCATTGTTCCATTAAAATCTTCAAGCCCCATTTCTTTAAGCACCTCATTCCATTCATCTTTATCATTTGGATCTAGCCCAGACAACATTTCATCAGCAAACTCTTCGGGCAAGATGAATTGACCAAATACAGTTCCCTGCTCCAGAGCTTCCTCCTCAAGTGACGGAAGAATTTTGTTATAAATTTCATCTTGGACTCTACCTGCAGTTAAGATATCTTCTGCAGCGTCATATCCCTTCCCTTGCCCCTTAACTTCAAAATGCATGCGGGCAAACGCATTTTTATCGTTGACATCGACACCAAATCTATATGCTTGTTGTGCCCAGTAAGGATCACCATTTTTAGCTGCTTCCCAATCTGCCGCAATTATCTCGGCTTGCTTTGCGTAATCTGCGGCTCTTGCTTCATTGCCGGTGGGATTAAAATAAAAATTAGGATCAAAGTACCTGGTACCAGTACTTTTAATTTGATCCAGGAATTGTTCTGCTCGCAAGTTTGCTGTCTGACTTAAAGCATTAAGAAGATCTTGTGTTTGAAATGGGTTTTGTTCTTCTTGTCTGACATCAAGATATTCAACAAATTCATCCATGGATCTGGATGTGTCAAAACGTGGAATCAAGTATTGATCAATAAATTCTTTTGCAAATTCTGATTCAATTTTAATCTGCTCTTCTGCTTCATCTTGTGTTAATCCAAGTTCAATTGCTTCACTATATTTTTTCTTTAAAGTGTCATCAAACCACTGTTGCCAGTTGTAAGTAACATTATTGTTTATACCGGTAATTCCTTGTAATGCATCTTCTAAAGACTCTTCTGCTTTTTCTCCTCCCATAAACGAAAGTACGCCACCTACACCCGTGTCTCCAAGGATTGAATTAGTCAATGTTTGATTTAAGTTAAATACCTCTGATACTCCAGGGAAATCTTTATACAGTGCAAGGTTTGATTCTTTGACTTTGGCTTTTTTCATTTCTTCAATCGTATCTTTTAATACGTTTTGAGCCAAGGCACCAAATTTCTTAACGTCAACTACAGCTTTTTCGCCAGCGGCTTCAATAATGGCATCTTCTAATTCTGTGATGCCATACCCTTCGTTAATGTTGTAGTTAAACGCAATTTGTTTATCTTCTGGACGCTCAGATAATCTAAATAAGGTTGCAAAATCATCTTCTTTTTCTACGTCAAGGTAATAGTCTTTTCCCATCTGCTCCCAATAGGGATCACCCCTTTTTGCTGCATCCCATTGAGCAGCAATTTCTGGAACAGAAAGCAAACGTTGCGTTTGGGTGTCAAGATCAACGCCT